GACTTCAATGGCCTTACGCTGTTCTCCAGTGGCTGTGTGATCTTCAAAGATCAACAGATCCTGCCAGTCACGGAACGAGAAGTTGATGCGCATCTCGTTGTAAGGAAGAGCAGCAGTGGGAAGAGCCACACCACTGTCACGACCATAGAAGAAAGGCAGAGGCAAATTCAGAGTACGGGATTCAAGTGTTTTATGGGGTTCGATCATATCACCGAAAGTACCGATCATGTTATTATAACCATTACGCTTACCAGCGGGAACGGTGAACGCAGCCCAGAAGTCAAGGTGGTAGTTATCAAAGCGAGCAGCCACCAAGTCGTTGAAAGTAATGCAGCACTCACGGATGATATTGTGCATGAAGTTACGAGTCCAACGAATATGTCCATTGGTGGTGCTGCTGTTTGAGTCCAGAAGTTCAACCTTAGGGGTAGTCAAACGCAGCCATGTTTGGAGCATGTAATCACCAGCACGGGAGATAGCGACGGACCATTCCTGTCCGAAAGCGGGAGATCCGGCAGCACGCGACAATACCACAGGAACCTGAGTGAACCAGGTAGCCTTCCTAGTCTCACGGACAAAATAGGCAGTGGCGTCGGGACCACCATAAAGATACTTTTCAATTTCGTCAAAAGTGGCCAAATCGATAAAGCCAGAAGTTACATTAGACGTACAGATAGATGCCATTGTTTTATATTAGCACAAGATAATTTTTCGTTTTTTCAACAATTTTCAACTCTAATACCGTATTAAACAAAAATGGAAAATGTGGGCTTAAATGAAACAGGTGATTTAACAAAGCATATGTCTGATCTAGATATTTTAAGCATAGATGCCAATATACGCAAGAACTTCGAGGAAGAGTTCAAAAAGCTACCTATCCACAGGGAGAAGCTATGTGAAATAGAAGCATCTCTACAAAACGACAAACTTCGTCGACGGATCAAAGTAAGATTAGAAAAGGCTAGGGACGAGCTTTTACTGTACATTGAAGAATTGGTGACCCAGAGTAAGTACAATTTCTATGTAATGGAAACCGTACAGTACATAGAAGAGTACAAGCAGATACTGAAAACCCCAATAAAAGTGAGTTTCATGGGAAAAGCGTCCAAAAACTATCGGCAGAAGAGCCGAGTAATAGACCAGTATCTAGAAGAAGCATCCAAACACGTTGACATAAAGTTTGAGCGTGCTAGAAAACCTGAACATATCAGATGTAACAACTGTCCAAACAAAAAGGAATTCGATATTATCGATGGTAATATTTACGTCTGTACCAAATGTTATTCTAGACAGATCGTTATGAAGTACAACTCCTCGTACAACGATATCGACCGCATTAATATCGCCAGTAAATACATGTACGACCCCAAGATACACTTCCGTGATTGCATTAAGCAATACCAAGGTAAGCAAAACTGCACTATATTAGACAAAGTGTACAATGATCTGGAGGAACAGTTTTTCCTACACCACCTTTTGCATGGTGATAAGGACACATCGAAGGAGATTCGCTTCCAAAACATTACAAAGAAGCATATTATGATCTTCCTGAAGGAGTTGAACTATTCCAATCATTACGAAAATGTACATCTGGTACATTACAACTTCACTTGCATCAAACCGGATGACATCAGCTATCTTGAGGATCAACTTCTTGATGACTTTGATATTCTTATTGAACTTTATCACAAACGATTTAAACACATTAAGAGAAAGAACTTTATCAACACCCAATACGTATTGTATCAACTTCTCAGGCGCCATCGGCACCATTGTAACAAAGAGGATTTTATTATTCTCAAGACTATCGACCGAAAGTTCTTCCACGATGAGATATGCAAAATACTCTTCGAGGAGTTGGGGTTAATTCTAGCCCAAGTAGTGCTAAAAACACTGCTAGTCTGAATAGGTATACTAGGTGTATTCAGGCAAGATACCTCGTTGCGGGAAAGCCCTTAGAGCTCTTTCTACTACTCATTCATAGGAAACTGTGGGTGATACCCAGGGTAATGACCTCGGGTATAGTAAAAACGAAAGAGATTGGGTGATCCGCAGAGTTACTACCTAAGTCCGCGTGGCAGGATAAGGTAGGCTTTCAACGACTGAACGGGTATCGGCACACTATGAAGGGATAGCCACCCTGAGTATGCTTAAGGTACAGTCTACTCCCATCTGAAAGGATGTCATTGTGTAGAAGCAATGAGGGCAATGATAGTAGGAGGAAATGCTTATGTTAGCCCGGTAATAAGGGGAACCACTATCCTTTTTATTAGATGAAAAAATATCAGAAAATTTTGTACTGAGAAGTACAATGACGAAGAAAAAGTATCGGTATTGAGTTGTGGACATGTATTCCATCCCAAGTGTATCAAAGAATGGGTCATTATAGTCCTAGTTGTCCTGTAGAGCGGTATAGTTGAGTTGCGTATCATAAAAAAGCTGCCTGCTGTAGAAAATGGCGAGTACAGAATCTATTATTAAATCACTGCTTTCACCGACTCAAAGAATACTGAGAACAAGAAAATCGTGAAAGATTCATTCTTCCAAAAACGGAGGATGGAAAAATTCAGATATAATAAATCTGTAGAATTTTTTAAAAATAAAAAATACACCAGCGTATTTTTTTATTTTAGAATCTTCAAAAGTACCGGACTCCAAAAAACGGAGGAGGTCGGAACCGTGTAGTACTTTGCATTTTTTCAGAATTCGGGCCGCTATAAAATCCCTCCACACACAATTTTTGTGTGTTGTGTTGAAAAGTGAAATTTTTAGCCTGTACAGGCTAAAAAAATCGCTATTAATCGATACTTGGAGAAAGAAAATACCTCTATCGTGTTTCTGGGTAATACATTGAAAAAGTCATTGAACTCTCGTACAAAAGGAGCATAGACATTATCTTCCAAAATGATAAGATTAGGGTTCTTTTTACATTCTATCTAACAATCAGAAGAAATAATCTAGGGAATAGATAAATGTTCACCAAGATTAAGCAATTATGGAATGATAATGGTTTCGAGATCATACTTGGACTTTGCGTAGCATTTATCTTACTTTTTGCACTATATCGCAAAGTCACAGGTGGTAAGGGAACGTGGTCCAAGAAACAATACTACTCTATTCCTCGTAGGCAGGATAACAAACCCAGACGACAGCTTCCTAGAGAAAGTAAAGGAGAAGAAGAATGCCGTAGAGTATTGCAATATCTATTCAAGAAGCCTTTTCATAAGGCAAGACCAGATTTTCTGCGTAATCCGGTGACTGGAGGGAATTTCAATCTGGAGCTTGATTGTTTTGACCCACAATTAAGAATAGCTGTAGAATACAACGGTGTCCAGCATTACAGGTACGTACCATTTTTCCACAAGAATAAAGAAGCGTTCTTGAACCAGAAGTATCGAGATGATATGAAACGGCGTATTTGCAAAGAAAATGGCATCATTCTGATCGAAGTTCCTCACATTGTCAAGTTAGAAGATATCAAAGGTTTTATCGAAAAGGAGTTGCGTCGCAACGGAGTTCAGTTCTGATAAGTTAATTACGTATATTAGAAAAACCCATAGAATAATAAATGAAAGACATTATTATCCCGTTTTGTATCTATCATTATATCTACCCGAGTACGAAAACGTATTGGGGTTATATCGGAGTTCCTCAAAAGATTCTCCGAGACGATGGAACAACCTCATACAGATGTACCCCAGAACCAAAGGTATTAAAAAACTGGTTTCATGCAGGTACTTTCTACGCTGTATCACCAAGTTTTCGTCCTGTACCAGCAGGCATGAAGATTTTTTGTGCTAAAAAAAGCATTGGATTTCCCTATGTTACAGAAGACGTAAGTAACATGTACGATATCTATAACATGAAGAATGATTGCGTTTATTTCACTACGTTCAGCAAACCCTCTCCTAATACGGTCCCCCTGTATTTCCACATGATCGGTAATACCGTGTTTCCCAGTTTTGACAAATATCCACCTAGTAGTGATCCTGATTGGAAACAAACCAAGATATCACCTGTCTTCGTAATGACTGTGGATACAGTTGGTGACATAACCGACCCGGATCATAAAGGTATTAAATTCAATTGTAATAACGGGCGTTGTCTTCCATGGACGAAAGAAATATCAAATGTCTTTGATATCGATCCATATCCCTCCTTTCTAGACTTTTCTGATTGTGTATTTTATTGCAACGAGTTGACAGAAAGTGAAGGATCTGGCGAACCACGAGGTATTTTAGAGGTAATTTCCAGTAAGGAAAAACGTAAACCAGTAGTATCGCGATTCTTCAAGAAACTTCCTCCCTTGGTGATCGCAGCCGCTATCTCTATATTTATTGTGCTGATATTTATTATTATTTACACCGCGGTCCAAAAGAAAAATGAAATCGGTCGTATATAATAAAGAAAAACAAAAGAATCATGTGCCAATCACAAGAAATGGAAGAAGAATACGGAGATTGTTGCTTTTGCGGTGATGTTTGTAATATCTGTTCTCAGAGCTGTGGTAGATGTGAGCAAAGTCTGACAGATTTTGGTTGGAATCTATTATCAGCCTATCTTTACCACGTTTATATACATGATGTAGAAGCTGAAACACCGGGAGAAGTGTTTCGAAATGATTATACGGGTCATATTTACTACACGGGAGTAGGTTCTACTCCTACCACTGAATATATGAGTGAGGGACGCTTTCGTCGAATGATCTGGTTGCATCGAGACGAGTTCAATGAACCGTGTCCTTATAATCCGCGTGAATGCTCATTACGGTTACTGGCTCTTTGGACAGGTGCAGAATTATATCCAGAATAAAAAGGGACTTTTTATAAAACCACGTCAAACCTAAATGCTATCGCTAATGTTAAATTCTCAATACAAAGAATATTGAGAATAAGAAATGAATGTCCAACAGCTACAAGAACCACGTGATGGTAAAACCTGATTGTTTTTGACTCTTCTTGACCGAATAATATGGTCATCCAACCAAGAGCAAAGAACCCGTCATTAACGCTTTTGGCGTTGCTTATGCTTTTTCGACCATGGTGGAATCTCGCATTTCAACAGAGAAGGAGGTAATCCCTCCTGAACAACCTTCTTTCCAGAATCACGTTCGTCCTCCGAGTCGGAGGAATCTTCATCTGAGGACGAACGTGATTCTGAGTCCTCATCAGACTCTGAGTCCTCATCAGACTCTGAAGAACTCTCATAATCTGTCAGATCCTCGAGATCAAGATCTTCATCACTAATGTAGTCTTCGATTTGACCATAACCCAGAAGATCAAATACCTTACACATCATCCGCTCATTGTTCTTCAAATCCTTCTTGCGAAATTTGAAATTAATCTTGTCTAACTTACCGTCAAACTTACGATGGAAAGAATGAGAGTTCAATTCCAACTTTGTCATCTGCTTAGCTGTCTTAGCGTCAACAAAGTGCTCTAGATCCAGATCGAAGGTACTTAGGTCATCAAGAATATACCAATCTACTTTTTCCAGTTGGTCCTGAAGATGTTGGAGAGCTTCCTCATTGCCTTCACAACGAATGAAGTAATACCAACTCTCGCACTCATTGCCATTGGTTTCCATTAAGACGGCGTATTCACCGGTCATAATATGACTAGGTTCTGGAGAAGAAGGTTCTGGAGAAGAAGGTTCTGGAGAAGAAGGTTCTGGAGAATCCTTCTTCTCATTTTTATCGTTTTTATCGTTTTTATCGTCCAGTGTGATATTTTCTACATTGGGTAGATCGGTGTGTTTAGGAGATTTCGATGTCATTTTCTTAGTTTCACGGAGTGTTTAAGTCTGTAAATACTGAATGTACGTATAAGATGATTATTGTGATCGATTTTCAGTTTGAAGTAAAGTGAACCATTTATCCACAATAATTTATGATAATCAAACATAAATGAAAAGTGATTGGAGAGCAGTAAGATGGTTTCATTATTTATATAAAAAATAGTCATATAATAAAATTACTATTATGAGATGTAATTGTCCTTCTGGTAAAATAAAAAATACTGAATCAGGTCGTTGTGTGAAGAAGTCTGGTAAGATCGGAAAGGAAATTCTGTCCGGTGCTGGCAGATCCAAGTCTTCTAGAAGAAAGAGCAGTCGTAAGAGCAGTCGTAAGAGCAGTCGTAAGAGCAGTCGTAAGAGCAGTCGTAAGAGCAGTCGTAAGAGCAGTCGTAAGAGCAGTCGTAAGAGC